CCCGACGCAGCCCTTCTCGTGGCCGTCGATGCGGCCGTGCAGAATAATTCCGTGCGCGCGATTTCCGATCGGATCACGACCGTCGCGGCAACGCAGACGATCGCGAACGTCGTTGCCGATATCTGGCTCCTGCCGGACGCGCCGCAGGAAATCTTCGACGGGTTGGCCGATCGCCTGCGTGCCGCGCTCGAAGCCGAGAGCGGCCTTGGATTCGACGTCACCCGGTCATGGCTGACCGCAAAACTCCATCAGACGGGCGTACAGCGCGTCGTCATCAATGAGCCGGCGGCCGATCTCGTCGTTACCGATCAGGCGGCCGTGAAGATCGACACCATCACGCTGACCTTCAAGGGCCGCGATCGATGATGGGGGCGCCCGTCGATCTTCTCCCGTCGAATGCGACGCCATTCGAACGGGCGGTTTCGCTCGCCACCGACCCTTATGAAAGAATTGATGAAGGCATCTCGGCATCGCGCGGGATCAAGCTCGTCGACGTTCCGGCGGCGATCCTGCCCTACCTCGTCCATGAATTCGGCCTCGGTGCGATCACGCCCTATCTGCCGGACTATGCCTCGGTGGTCGAGCGCGGCATCCGCTGGCAGCGGCTTCTCGGAACGCCGGCGGCAATCACGGAAGCCTTTTCCTGGCTTGAATACTCGTATCAGCTTGAAGAAATGCCGACGCGCCGGACGCGCTGGCATCTATTCCAGGCGAAGCTTGACCGTTTTCCAGATCACGAAGACGATCTCGATCCCCTAGAAACCCTGGCGCATCTGTCGGAGCCGGCGCGGTCGGCATTCTGGCGGGGCTTTCACGGCTACGACGTCCGCGAACTCGAATGGGCCTACTCGACCTGGGCGCAAGGAATCTGGTCGGACTGCTCCGGAATCCGCCTGCACGAAGGCGGTGCGAAGTGGTCGTTCGGTCGGACCTTCGAACCTTCTTCCGGCGTCCACGAAATGACCGAAGGTGAATTGATCGACATTGGCATCTGGATTGAAGGTGGCGACGCCCCGCAAGGATGGGGCGCGTTTCCTTGGACGACCGAAGGCGTCGGCTGGCTTCCGATTGGCGCGGGCGCGCGCGCGACGATCATTGTCACCGGACTTCTCGTCCGGACTTGCTGGATCGGGCTTTACGACGCCGAAGACGCGCCGATCGGCTTCCGCAAGGCGCGCGCCTGGCGCGCCGTCGAGCCAAACGTCGCCGGCGAATATCAGGTCGGCACAAGCCGCTATAGGGTCGGGGCTTATTCGGCCGGGCGGGTTTACGTCGAGGCGCTGACCGGCTTTGGCGAAGGCTACGGCAAAACCGTCGCCCGATGGAGCGTGACGATTGACGGGGCGCTGCCTGTAGGCGCGCCCGCCGGCACGCGCTGGCTTGACGGCGACACGCTTGACGGCGGCGTCGAAGTTGGGTCGTTCGCAATATCCCCGGCCGAACGGCTCGAGCAAATGGCCCGCGACACCTTCCGGGCGATCCTCCGAGTTGTTTGAGGTGATCAATGGCGCATGAACACGAAAGTAGCCTTTCCGGTGCTTATGACCGGACGCCTGCCTTTCCCGATTGGGACGGGGTTCTGGCGCGGGAAGGACATATCGGGCAGGCGGCGGAACTGGTCGAAGCGCAGTCGATCTTTCACCGCAAACTGCGCAATGTCGGCGATCTCGTCGCCCGCGACGGCGACCGCATCGACGGCTGCGATATCATCGTCGATAGCGAAGCCGGAACCGTCTCGCTGACGGCGGGCCGGATCTATGTAAAGGGCCGAATCCTTTCCGTCGACACCGCGACACTCGAAACGGTGCCGATGACCGGATCGGTGCATGTCGGTGTTCGCATGACGACGACATATCTGACGGAAGCCGATGAGCCGGCTCTCCTCGGCCTTCATCCGGGATCGCTGGGCGAGGGAGAAAAGGGTGCCGCCCGGATTATCGTTTCCCTCACCTGGGGGCACTCCGAAGACGGCGGCGGCGTCGCTGATTTCTATTCGGTCTATCTGCTCAAGGACGGCGTCGCGATCGACCAGACCCCGCCGCCAAACCTGACCGGTATCAACGCGCAGATCGCCGCCTATGACCGGGACGCGAACGGCAACTATATCGTCACGGGATGCCGTGTGACCGCGCTCGGCAAGACCGGGGCCGATCAGATCTTCTCGGTTTCCGAAGGCGTCGCCAACATCAACGGCTTCAAGCGAACCCGCCAGACGGCGCTTCGTCATGCCGAGGAAGACACCAGCGACCTTTATCGGATTCCCGTCGAGCTTCACACGCTTGGGGCGAGCCCCTCGACCCTGACGCTTCGCCACGGGCCGATTGCGACGATCCGCGAAGTTCTGATCGAAAAGGAGGTCACGCAGACGGTGACGCGCGGTGGCGTTGGCGGCGGCACCGACGCGCTCCCGAACACCGCCGTCACTGCGATTGTCGAAATAGTGCAGGGCGCCACGACCTTCCTGGTCGATACGGACTATGTCCAGAGCGGCGACGGCGTTTCGTGGGCACCGGGCGGGGGCGAGCCGGCCGGGGGATCGAGCTACGACGCCACCTATCGCTACCTCGGCATCGCGACGCCTGACGAAGTGACGGACACGACGATTACCATGTCGGGCGGCGTCGACGGCGGCCAGGCTCAAATCGACTATGACTTCAAGTTGCCGCGCGTCGATATTCTCGGCCTCGATGAAAACGGAAGCACGGTCTACCTCAAGGGGCTTTCAAGCCGCATAAACGCGCTGCCGCCGCAACCGCCGGCCGACGTCCTTCCGCTTGCGCTGATCGAGAACGTCTGGACGACAAAGCCGAACGTGACGAATATCGGCGTCCGCGCCTATACAATGGCGAAGGTCGACAGCATCTATCATCGTCTCGTCGATGCGCTTGATTTGATCGCACTTGAGCGCCTGCAACGCGACATTGACAGCCGGGAGCCGATTTCAAAAAACGGCGTATTCGTCGACCCCTTCACGTCCGATCGCTATCGCGATGAAGGCGAGGCGCAGACGGCCGCCGTGATTAACGGCTTCCTTAGGCTGGCAATTACGCCGACTTTTCATTCGCTCAATCTTGCCGGCGTCACCTTGCTCGATTGGACGGAATTCGTCGCGATCGAGCAGCCGCTTGCGACGCGATGCACGAAGATCAACCCATATATGAATTTCGACCCGCTTCCTGCGTTGATGACGATCGACCCGCCAGTCGACCTTTGGACGGAAAGCGCGACGGAATGGGCGTCCGATAGTGCGGCCGCGCTTTCTTCGCCGGCGTCGATTACGACCCGATCGAGGCTGGGCCGGACGACGACGACCGTCACGCGGACCATGACGGAAGATATTCGAACTGTCGACGAACGCACGGAACTTCTCGAATTCCTTCGCGAAATCGACGTCGACTTCTTTATCAGTGGCTTCTTCGTTGGCGAAAATCTCGATGGCTTGACCTTCGATGGCGTCGACGTCAATCCGGGGGGGCTTTCGGCTGATGCGAACGGAGAAATTTCAGGGACGTTTACGATCCCGGCGAATATCACAGCCGGATCGAAGGCCGTCGCGGCTGACGGGGCCGGTAGCTCTTATGCTGACGCCGTTTTCGTCGGTCAGGGTCGCGTCGACATAGAGGTCCTTCGACGCGAAATCACGACGACGGTTCGGACCCGGAGGGTGGTTCGGCGCGAGTCCGACCCGCTTGCCCAGACTTTCACGCTGACTGAAGGCCGGCACATTGCCGGCGTCAATGTGAAGGTTTGCGCGATAGGAAACGCTGCCGTTCCGGTTATCCTCGAATTCGTCGAAGTTGAGAATGGCATTCCAACGCGGAATGTGATCGCGCAGGCCTTCTACGATATGAACGACGCCGTGATCGGGCCGTGGACGGAAATCCGTCTGGTCTATCCTTTCTGGCGTCCGGCAGGCGTCGAGACGGCCTTCGTCGTAAAGACGAACGATCCCGATCATTCGATATCGACCGCCAGAATTGGTGACTTTGATATCGAAACGCAAACGGCTGTGTCGGCGCAGCCATATTCGGTTGGCACAATGCTTTCGTCGGCGAACGCAAGCACCTGGACGCCGCATCAAGACGAAGACCTCTGCTTCCAGCTTGTCGCCGCAAAATTCTCACCGATGACGAAGACGGTCACGGTAGGAACCTTCGCGGCCGAAGACATGAGCGACCTTCTTATCCGGGCCGAAGTCGAACTCCCGACGACCGCAGCCGTGATGTATTTCGAGGTCGAGCTTGACGACGCAAGCGTTACGCTGCTCAGGCCGGGGCAGGCCTGGGAGCTTCAGGAATACTATACCGGCACGGTCCAGATCCGGGCCGTCCTTTCCGGTTCCGCGACTGTCAGCCCGGTTCTGTTCCCGGTCATTCTCGCGATCGAGGGCGAGCTTGCGGCAAACGGAACCTATATCACGCGCGCCTTTACAATGGGATCTGGCGTCGACCTCCTCGCCTATCTCAAGACCTCGAACCCGACGGGATCGACGATTGCGCTCACCGCCGACGCGGCCGACGACGATTGGCAGTTGATCCCGCAGGATACCCAGGAGCTTCTTTCCGATCCCGGCTGGATCGAACGCAAATACAAGCGCGAGGGCCACAACGCCAACCCGGTCGGCCGTATTCGAATTTCATTGAGCGGGACGCCGGCGGCCCGGCCGATGGCCTATGACTTTCGCGCGATTTCCGCGCCGTAGGGACGCTGATCCATGCCCGTTGAAAACATCACGGCAAACCGGTCCTACGAGCTTCCCAACGAGGCAAACGATCTTCAGGACGATATCTACCGGATCATCGCGGCGTTCGACGCCATCGACATCGATATTGCGAACCTGCTTGTCGCGCTCGCCGCCAAGGCAGCGGTGGTGCACACCCATGCCGCAGAAGACATCGCTGGGCTTCAGGACGCGATTGACGCCCTTGTCGGGGCGGCACCAGGCACGCTCGATACGCTGAATGAGCTTGCCGCGGCGCTCGGCGACGATCCCGACTTCGCCGCGACAATGACGGCGGCACTGGCGTCAAAGCTCAACTCGAATCTTTACACCGCTTCCGATGTTCTCGCGAAACTCCTGACGGTCGACGGAAGCGGCTCCGGCCTCGATGCCGACTTCCTTCGCGGCATAACCCCTTCGTCCTATGGCCTGACCATCCTCGGCATCGCCAGTGCTTCGGCGCTGTTTACCGCGATCAAGCAGGCGGCGACGACAAGCGCCACCGGTGTCGTCGAAAAGGCGACCGATGCGGAGGTCCGTGACGCTTCGGCGGACAAGTTTCTTTCGGCCGATCACCTGACCACGGCGATGGCGCGCGTCACGCTGACCGATGCGACGACGGTCGCACTCAACTGGAAGTCGGGGTTCGATTTCGGCCTGACGCTGACCGCAAACCGCATCCTCGGAAACCCGACAAACGGTATCCCCGGAACGTGGCGGACGATCCTCGTCTTCGGCAACAGCACGACCGACCGGACGCTGACCTTCGGCAACCAGTATCTCAATGAATTGCCGACGCTGACCGATATCGACAGCGGCCAGCCCTATCTTCTGTCGATCTATTGCGAGAGCGCGACGGTCTTCCATGTCCACGCTGCAAAGGCCCGCTCATGGTGATTGTCATCAAGACGCTGGACGGCTTCGAACCGATCGTCGGCAATCCAACTCTAACCAGCATTGACGGCGAGCAGCGCGCGCCGCTTCGCGCCGTCTTGACGCTATCGAAAGCCGATCAGGCGGGCTTCGGCGTCTATCAGATCGAGGCGCCCGCGACGCCCGAAGGGAAAATTGTCGCTAGTCTTGATCGGATCGTTACGGATCGTGACGACCTTCCCAGGATCGAGCGCGATTATGAGGATGCCCCGCCGCCGCCGCGGCCGGCCGTCCGCAAGAGCGTCGTCCAGGGACGGCTTATCGAAACCGACAAAATCGACGCCGCTTATGCGGCGCTGACGTCGAATCCGGCTTCTTTCGCGCGCTGGTTCGCGCCGGATCGCCCGGAAGTCTATTGCGACGACCCCGACGCGATTGGGCTTGTGCGGGCGATCGGCGCTGACCCGGCCGTGATCCTCGCCCCGGAAGACGGCCAATGATCGACGCCGGGCCGCCCCCGATTATCTTCCCGACGCCGGCGATCATTCGCCCGGCCGAACATTCCCTTCTTCGGCCGGGCGCTTTTGTCCCTGTATCTCGCCAAGAACGGCGGGCGATTATAGCCGACCTCATCAAGACGAAGAGGATGACCCGGAAGGAAGCGCAGGCGGCGCTATTCTTTGTTCCTCCGTTTGGATGGGGCAGTCCGCTGGCCGATGTTACGGTGTCCGTGGATGGCAGCGGCTCTTCGACAAGCTCCACTTCTGGCGGTTATAACTTTGGTAGCAAAAGCTCTGCCGGACCTTTTACGGTCGTGATGGCTTTCGGGGGGACAGAGGGAAACTACATAGACACGGTTACTTGGAACGGTGTTCCGTTCACTAGATTGCATAGACAGCGATCAGGCAGCGGTGCCGACAATTCCGCCGCCGCAATTTTCATTGCCGAGGGCTCCATACCGAGCAGCACTTTGAATATCACGACTACGGGCTATTTCTACAATATGGCTTTCGTCGCCCTGTCTCTGGACAATCTGGCCAGCATGGAGGCAGTCGACGTGGATGACGATAGCGGGACACTCGCGCTCGCTGCGTTGACTATGCCCGACGCTGGCGGCATCCGGCTCGCAGCAATGTCTCGTCGAACAGGGTCCTCTCAAACTTGGGTCAACGCCACGGAAATTTTCGACAGCGCCAACGAAGACAATAGAAACTCAGGAGCATACGATCTGGGGCTTTCCGACGAAATTAGCGTTTCTGGTGGGTCCGGTAGTTCCGTAATTGTGGGCGTTTCTTTGAGATAATTCGTGATTTTGCGCCCATTCTTCGGCGCTTGAGACGCAATCCTAAAAGACTTCTTTCCTCGTGCGCCCGCTTTCGGCGGCGCGCACCTATGGCTAACTGACGGCGGGCGCTCCCGCCACGAGCAGGAGATTTGCCATGACCGACCCGACCTTCGGGATTTCACTTACGCGAATCGACAATGAGCCGCGGCCCGCCGTGTGGAGCGACATGTCGGTCGTGGGGCTGATCGGCATAGCGCCCGACGCCGATGTCGACATCTTTCCCATCGATATCCCGGTCTTCATGTATTCCGACGATGCAGCAAAGCTGACGGCGCTTGGAAGTGCGGGGACGCTGAAGGACGCACTCAGCCTCATCAACGCCCAGCTTGGCGCGTTTCAGGTGGCGGCCAAAATGGTGGTTGTGCGTGTCGACGAGGGCGTCGACGCCGACGAGACGATTGCCAATATCGTCGGCGACGGCATTGCGACGGGGCTGTCTGCCTTCATCGAAGCCGGTCCGGTTCTCGGCGTCATCCCGCGGCTCCTGGCTGCCCCCGGCTTTACCAGCCAGCGCTCGGGCGCCAATGCCAATGCGGTTTGCGCGGCCCTGCCGGCGATCTGCACCAGGCTTCTCGCCCACGCCGTCGTCGACGGACCTGCCACGACCGAACAGGACGCGATTGACTGGCGCGAGACCATCTCTTCGGATCGGCTGATCCCGGTCGATCCGGCGGCCAGGATCCTCGTTGGAACGCTTGAAACCGTTGTGCCGCTGTCGCCCGCCGTCATCGGCGTCGCGGTCCGTCGCGACCACGAAAAGCAGGGCCGGCCGTTCCATTCCTGGGCAAACCAGTCTGTGCAGGGAATCATCGGCCCATCCCGGCCGATCAACTTCTCGCTCACCGATGGGGCAACCGAAGGCCAGCGGCTGCTTGGCGCCAATATCGGCGTTCTCCTTCGCGGTGAGATGGGCGTCGAAACCGCGATCGCGTCGGGCGGCTTTGTCTTTGTCGGCGCCGACAATGCCGGCGAGGATGATCTCTGGCGTTTTTACAACGTCACCCGCGGCCGTGATTTCATTCATTTGATGCTGCTCAGGACGCTGCGCTTCTATCTCGGCCGCTTCAATATCACGGGCCAGACCATACAGGCGGTCCTCAACACCATGACGATCGCGCTCCGCGATCTCAAGGCCGATGGCGACATTCTCGGCTTCGAGGTGAAATTCACCCGTAACCAGAACACGCCCGAAGAGCTGCGTCAGGGCCGTTTCACCGTTAATTTTGCCGCCGAGGAGGCGCCGGTGCTGCGTTACCTCGGTATCCAGTCCGCCCGCTATCGCCCCGCGCTTGATGCGCTCCTCGACGACCTGCTCGCCCAGGTCGGCGCGGTCACCGGCTAATCAGGAAATCCCATCATGAGCACAATCTTTGTCATGGAGGCCGCCAACCTTTTTTGCGGCGATCACGACCCGACCGCTTCCAAGCACCTGACGCTCAACGAGCTACAACTGCCGACCCTCCAGGAAATCTACCAGGACCATCACGCCGGCGGCTCACGGGTTCAGATCGAGGTGGCGGTCGGCATCAGCAAGCTCGAACCAAGCTTCAAGCTCGCCGGCTGGGACCCGGATCTCCTGACCCGCTTCGGGCTCGGGGCTCGCGATGCAAAGATCTTCACTGCCTATGGTGTCGTCCGCGACAAGCGCACCGGTGTCGCCCATGAGGCGAAGGCCATCATCGAGGGCCGCCTCGGCAGGATCGAACCCGAAGCCTTCAAGCGCGGCGAGATGATGGGTCACGACTATTCCATCAACGAGGTCATGCATTACGAGCTCTGGTTCGGCGAGGAAGAAAAGCTCTACTGGGACTTCTTCTCCAGCGACTGGCGGCTCGACGGATCGTCCGAAGTCGATGACGAACGCCGCATCCTGCGCCTGCCCACCACCGGCTGATGGAGAATTCCGTGTCGAAACCGATCAGTATTCGCCTGACTGAGCCCGTCGAGTGGCAGGGCCAGAAGATCACGGAACTGTCGCTCCGCCGCCCCAAGGTGCGGGATCTCCGAATCATGGAAGAAACCGCGACGACAAAGCCCGGCCAGCTCGATCAGGGCGCAGCCATGGTGGCCCTTCTGACCGGGATTCCCGCGGAAGCGATCGAGGAGCTCGATGCCGCCGACTTCACGAAAGTGTCCGAGGCGATCGCGGGTTTTTTCGGCAAGGGCGTGGCGCCGGAAACTGGCGTGGCGTGATCGCCGATATCGCCCATACGCTCGCCACGCCGATCACCTGTTTCGACGATATGGACTGGCATGACGTGCTTGCCTGGCATGACCAGGCAAGGCGGATCGCCGGCCTGAACAAGGGGAGCTGACGCAACATGGCCGTGCTCACCTCCCAGCTCGTCGTCGAACTGCTCGACCGGGTCACGGCGCCGGCGCGGCGGGTTTCCGCTGGCCTTCTCGGAATTTCCAGCACGATCCGGGACGCCAACAATCAGCGGATCGGGTTCGGTGACCGGCTCGATGCCGCAATTACCCGCAACAATCGGGCTTTAGCGAAGGCGCGACTTGGGCTCGCCGATGCGGTTGCTGGTTTCTATGCGCTGCGCGCGGCGATCGCTTCGCCCGTCAGGCAAGCGATTGCATTCGAGAGCGCCATGGCCGATGTGCGCAAGGTCGTCGATTTCCCGACGCCTCGGGCTTTCCAGGACTTTCAGGCGGGCCTGATGGCGCTGTCGCGGGATATTCCGCTTACCGTCAACGGGCTGGCGGAGATCGCCGCGGCTGCCGGCCAAGCCGGGATTGCCGGAGATGACCTCGTTCGCTTTACCGATGCCGCCGCCAGGATCGGCGTCGCCTTCGACATCTCCGCCGACGAGGCCGGATCCGCCATGGCCAAGATGATGACGGGACTCGGCCTGTCGATCGACGAGACGGTGCGCCTGTCGGACGCCATGAACCATCTGTCGAACGCGCAGGCTTCTTCTGCCGCCGAAATCCTCGATGTCGTCCGCCGTGTCGGGGCGCAGGCCAGGATGTTCGGCTTCACCGCCGAACAGACATCTGCCTTTGCCTCGGCGATGATCGCCGCCGGCGCGCAGAGCGAGGTCGCCGCCACATCTTTTCGCAACATGGGGCTGGCGCTCACCCGCGGCACGGCCGCAACCAAGGCGCAGAGGGAGGCATTTTCCGCTCTTGGTCTCGACGCGATCGCCGTTGCAAAGCGCATGCAGGAGGATGCGGTCGCAACCACGACCGACGTTCTCGAACGCCTGGCGCAACTGCCAAAGGAGCAACAGGCGGTGATCGCCAGTCAGCTCTTCGGCAACGAGGCCCGCGCCCTCGGGCCGCTTCTGACCAATCTCGATCTCGTCCGCTCTTCCCTCGGTCTGATCGCCAACGAGGCGGATTATGCCGGCTCCTCCTTCAGGGAGTTCGAAAACCGCAACAGGACGTTTGGCAGTACGCTCCAGCGTTTCAACAATCTCCTGACCAATCTCAAGATCACCATCGGCAACGCCATTATCCCGGTACTCTCGAGCCTCATTGCAACGATCACGCCCGCGATCGACAAGCTCACGCAGTTCATGGCGGCACATCCCGAAATCACTGCCGCTGTCGTGACGGCAACGGCAGCCATCATCGCCTTCAAGGCGGCGACAGCGGCGCTGTCCTTTGTCGGCCTTCTCGGCCGCGGTGGGGCGCTCAGTCTCCTCTCTCTGGGCTTCAACACCATCGGGCGAAGGGCAATCGGCGCAAGAATTGCTGCAACGGAAATGATCGGGCTGCAGACGGCCCTGGCCGGTATGGGCGGGCAGTCGCTCGGGACCCTCGGCCGGATCGGCGCCGGGCTTCGGGGCATGGCCTTGGCCGTGCCCGGTATTGCCGCCATCGGCTCGGCGCTGACAGCGGTGGGAGCTGCTCTTGCCGCCATCTCGGCTCCGGTCTGGGGCACGATCGCGGCGATCGTCGCGGCACTGGCAGCGGCGGGCTACACGATCTGGAAATACTGGGATCGCATTTCTTCTGTCTTCTCCGGCGTCGCCCGACGGCTCGGCGAAGAATTGCAGCCCGCCCTCCAGTTGGCGCAACCGCTGTTCGATGCACTTGCGGTCGTTGGCGGTACGATCGCGTCGGCCTTCGAGGGCGCCAGCAACTGGATCGGCAGGTTCTTTTCCTCGCTCGGCGACTGGCTCGACCGGGAGACGCTCTCCGAGGAACAGAAAGCCCAGTGGCAAAGGTCGGGTTATGACATCGCTGACCGGATCGTCACCGGTATTCGATCCGTCACCACGCGGCTTGGCGAACTGGCCTCCGCCTTCTTCACAGCCGGCCAAAACCTCATCAAGTCGCTCTGGGACGGCATGGTGCAGGTATTTGCCGATCTGAAAGCCTGGATCGACAGCCAGATCGCCGGGGTTCTTAGCCCGATCAATAACGCGGCGTCCGCCGTAAAGGGCTTCTTCGGTATGGGCGGTGGTGAGGCAGCCGTCGATGGCGCGCGCGCTGCCGGTGGTCGAATTACCGTGGGCAAGCGCTATCTCGTCGGTGAGCAGGGCCCCGAACTCATCACCCCGAGCCGTTCGGGCTATGTCCATCCATCAGGCAGCGGTGGCGGCGCTGGTCCGAGTGTCACCATCGGTCCTTTCACCTTCAACAATACACGCGCCTCGGACGCGGCTGCGATCACGGCCGAGGTACGACGGGTGATGCAGGACGAAGTCCGCGAAGTTTTTCGCGGCGTCTTTGCCGATACCGGAATGCGGTTCGCATGATGCTGATGATGCTCGGCCCCGTCCGTTTCGAGGTGACGCCCTTCAATGCCACCGACTATGACCATGGCCATGAGACCGGGTTTGCGGAAAAGCCGGTGCTCGGCGCCAGGCCACCGCTCGAATGGGTAGGTGAAGGACCCGAGACCTGGACGATAAAGGCGCGGATCTTTCCCCGGCGTTTTGGCGGCATGGGCGATCTCAAGCGCCTCTACCAGGCCCGGGCGTCGGGTCTGCCGCAGTATCTCATGCGCGGCGACGGCGCGC